GAAGTTCATCTATGGGATGATGTTGCTGGTTATCAAAATTTTATATTTAAGAATTATGCTTACGTAAAAGACGGTGGTGGTCAATATCGTTCTATTTACGGAGATAAGTTAAAGAAAGTAACGTATTGGACAGAAGAAGATTTTAAAACAGGCAGAGTATTTGAGTCAGATATACCATTAGATACACGAATACTTTTAGATAGATATTTAGATTCAGATGAGCCATCTAAAGACCATAGGGAATTATTTTTTGATATTGAAGTAGAGGTTACGGATGGTTTTCCTGAACCAACAAAAGCCAATAACAAAGTTACTTCAGTAGCATTTTATACTAAACACGATGAAAAGTATGTAGTTTATGTTTTAGGTGAAGGTCAAAATAAAGTAAAGGATGATGTTGATATTCAGTTCTTTAAATCCGAGTCCGAGTTATTAAAAAGTATTTTACGATATTGGATGAGTGTCAAACCAACTGTAATTACTGGTTGGAATATAAATGGTTTTGATGTACCTTATTTATACAATCGAATATCTAAAGTATTGGGTGAGGAGTTTGCTAATGCTCTTTCACCTATTCAAATTGTAAAGTACAATCCAAACAAAAAGATGTATCGTATTGCTGGTGTTAGTGCTTTAGATTATATGGATTTATATAGAAAGTTTACTTTTACTCAACAATCAAGTTATAGGCTAGACCATATTGGAACTATTGAGGTTGGAATTGGTAAGGTTGAGTATGAAGGCACATTAGATGATTTATATAGAGATGACATTGACAAGTTTATTGAGTATAATTTGAATGATGTTAAGATTGTCAAGGCTCTCGATGACAAACTAAAATTAATAGACTTGGCAAAAGGTGTATGTCATTTAGGTAGGATACCTTATGAAGAGGTTTATTTCAGTTCTCGTTATATTGAAGGTGCGATGTTAGTTTATTTAAAAAGTTTAAATCTAGTAGCTCCAAGTAAAGCCCATGATGTCAGTTATGATGGTTCGGAAGGTAGATATAGTGGTGCTTACGTGAAGAGTCCTGAACCTGGTTGTTATGATTGGGTGTTTGATTTGGATTTGACTTCTATGTATCCAAGTATCATTATGAGTTTGAATATGTCACCTGAAACCAAGATAGGTAAGATTAATGGTTGGGATGCGGAAGAATTTATCAAAGGAGTTACAAAGACATATTCTGTAGAAAAGAATGGTAAGATAATTAGACGATTCAGTAATGGAGAGTTAAAAGATTTCTTCAATAAAAATAATGTTTCAATATCATCCAATGGAGTCATATATGATTTATCCAAGAAAGGTGTTATACCAGCTATCTTGGAAAAGTGGTTTAATGAAAGAGTTGAATATAGAGCATTGTCTAAAAAATATGGTAAAGGGGGCGATGAAGAATTAAGTAGTCATTTCAACAGACGACAACACGTTCAAAAGATTCTACTTAATAGTTTATATGGAGTATTGGGATTATCAGTATTTAGGTTTTATGATATTGACAATGCTGCGGGTACTACGACTACTGGCGTTAAGTTAATTCAATTTACCGAAAAGGTTACGAATAATTATTATAATAAAATACTCAAAGATGATAAAGACTATTGTATTTATACCGATACTGATTCGGTATTCTATAGTGCTTTACCATTGGTCAAAAACAGATTACCAAATGCCGATACAACTGATGATAAGTTTATGACAGAACAAATTCTTGATATTGCTTCAGAGGTTCAAACATATATTAATAAGTCATATGATTACTTTGCTAAAAACTTTTTGAATATTCAAGGTGAACATCGATTTGAGATTAAACAAGAGATGATTGCCAAGAGTGCATTTTGGGTTACCAAGAAAAGATATGGTCAATGGATTATTAATGATGGCGGTGTTCCATGTGAAAAACTTGATGTTAAGGGATTGGATATTGTCAGAAGTTCATTCCCACCCGCATTTCGTGATTTTATGACAAAGGTATTGAAAGCTATATTGGCTAAAGTCGATAAAGAAAGAATTGATGAGTTTATTTTGGATTTTAAAAAGAGTCTAAATGACCACGATATTACAAACATATCTTTACCAAGTGGTGTCAAGGGTATAAAGAAATACACGAAGAAAAAGACAAAACTTGGGTTTCAAGGTAAGTCTATGTTTACCGAAATGGAAAAGGGTGCGCCAGTTCACGTTAAGGCATCAGTTATCTATAATGATTTATTAAAACATTTTAAAGTCAATAATCATGAGCAGATTAGAAATAGTAGTAAAATCAAATGGGTATATTTGAAAGACAATCCATTTAATATCGATGCCATAGCTTACAAGGGTTATGATGATCCTAAAGAGATTATGGATTTTATTGCTCAGTATATAGATAGGGATAAGTTGTTTGATAAAGCCCTAAAGAAGAAAATAGAGTTATTCTATGAGAGTATGAAGTGGGATATGCCCATTGATAAAAAAACTTCAATTGAAAGGTTTTTTTGATTGACTTTAATGAAAAAAATTCGTATATTAACACATAATAGGAGTAGTAACAATGAATAAAATAGTATTGGATACTTTTATCCAAAAATACAATCTTGGCGGAAATGTAAATTCTGTCAAATGGGAATCAAGTGGAGATGCATTGTCCACTAGGTTTATTTCACCAGACAAAAGTTTATTGGGTGAATTAACTTTGTCAAAACAAACTTTACCTGAATTTGAAGTTGGAGTTTATGATACACCATTGCTTTTTAAGATGTTAGGTACTTTAGCTGATAGTATTGATTTCAGTTTAATAACACCACCAAGTGATGATGAACAACCAGTAGCATTTCACCTAACGGATTCAGTTATTTCAGCTGATTATGTTTTGGCTGCCATTGGTGTCATACCAGATGTACCTGAATTAAAGAACATACCTGAGTTCAATACACTTGTGAATATCGATAGTCAGTTTATCAATTCATTCATTCGTGGTAAAGGTGCTTTGGCTGATGTTGATACATTTGCTATTAATCCAGTAGATGGTGGAGTTGAGTTTGTAATTGGATATAGTGATATTAATTCAAATCGTATTAGTATTAAGGCACAAAGTGGTGCGGTTAATATGACGGATTCAATCGTCTTTAATGCTAATCTGTTTAAAGAACTTTTAAATGCTAATAAAGAGTGTTCAAAAGCAACACTTCAAATTAGTGATAAAGGTTTGGCTCATATCGAGTTTAACGTTGATGACTTCAATGTTAAATATTGGTTAGTTTCACAACAGGTTTAATATGGAATCACATGGATTATGGGTTGAGAAATATAGACCACAAGATTTATCAACATATGTTGGTAATGAACATCTTAAATCAAAAGTAGAGAGGTTTATAAATGATGGAAATGTCCCACATTTACTTCTATATGGTAGAGCTGGTGGCGGAAAGACCACACTTGCTAAGATTATTGTTAATAATCTTGAGTGTGACTATTTATATATTAATGCATCGGATGAAAGAAACATAGATTTGGTTCGAGACAAATTGAAGACATTTGCTTCTTCAATAGGTTTCAAACCAATGAAAATAGTTATACTTGATGAGGCCGATTACTTAAATGTAAATTCTGCTCAACCAGCTCTACGTAATCTAATGGAAACCTTTTCTGCTCATTGTCGATTTATTTTGACTTGTAATTATGTGGAAAAGATTATCGATCCTATACAGAGTCGTTGTCAAACTTACAAAATAATACCACCAAGTAAGAAAGAAGTTGCTCTTCACGCTAAGACTATCTTGGAGAAAGAGAACATATCTTTTGACTTGGATGATTTGGCACTCGTGGTAACTGCAGGTTATCCTGATTTACGAAGGGTAATCAATGAGTTACAGAGAATGTCTATAGATGGTAAGTTAAAAATAGATAAAGATGGGATGTTACATAATGAGTTTAAACTTCAGTTTTTAGAGATGATTAAAAATAATTCTGATATCAGAGCAATTCGTAAATTGATTGCGGATAGTGGTTTTAGTGACTATACGGAATTATTTAGGTTTCTCTATGATGAAGTTGAAAACATAACAAGTGATAAGATGCCTGATGTTATATCAGAAATATCAAAGGGTGCCTATCAAGACGTATTAGTAGTGGATAAGGAAATTAACTTTATTGCTACCGTATCAAGCATATTGGAGAAATTAAAATGAGTACAAAACCAATGAAACCATTATCAAAACAACAAGTTCAGGTAGATTTACAAGAAGCAGAAACTATGACTTGTCTGGAATGTAATAATAAGATTTTCATTCAAGGATATGTCATAAAGAAAATATCAGCAATTATGTCACCAACTGGCGAAGAAGTTATAGCACCAGTTCAAGTCTTTAATTGTGGAAATTGCGGTGAGATACTACCATTAAATGAGATAAATGAACTTATTTAGTTGGATTAATGAACTATTTGTCGGTAAACGAGATTGGGATTCCTTTTCGGATGCCGACAAAAAGAAGTTTAGTCCATTTATGGTAAATCGTTATTTGAGTATGGGTGAAGATTTTTTACCTTTTGTAAATTACTTTCAGAAGTACACGATAGAAGTTATGCCACATAAAGCCGTGTATCAATTTTATTGTAGTTTACTACCAAAGAAAAAGACTTACTTAAAGTATTTGAGTGGTAAGAAAGAAAGAACAAATGATTCAGTTGTTCCTTTTATAATGAAGTATTTTGAAATAAGTAAACATCAGGCTGCTGAATATTATGATTTGATGTCAAAAGAAGAGTTAATATTGTTAGTGAAAAAGTTTGGAAAATCCGATAAGGAAATAAAGAAGATGAAAATTAGATGAGTAAGCTATGGATGGCTTTGGGTATATCATTATTAGGTCATGTATGGGCTTGGTTTCATATGCAAGGTCAGTTTAAATATGAATGGGCAAAAAGTATGTGGTGGGTTATATTAGGTGGAATTCCAATTAGTCTTGCTTTTTGGTATGGAACTAAATGGTATTATGAATATTTTGGAAATTACTGGTACGTAAGACCAATTGGATTTGGAATGGCTACAATAGTTTTTACCATATTGACTTATTTGGTTTTACATGAAGTACCCGACACCAGAACTATAATCAGCTTAATTTTATCAGTTATCATTATAGCAATACAATTATCACACTTAATCATAAAATAGGAAAAGTTATGAATATAAAAGAAAGAGAACTAGAAACACAATTAGTTGATCCGACAGAAGATACGGAAAGAGTATCTAGAGATATAGTAACACAAATGGAACAAGAATGGCCAGAAATGACCAAGGAGTTCAAAAGGTTACAACGAGAACAATACGAGTTGTTTCTACACAAACAACACGATTACGGTCCAGGTAATATTTCAGTTGGAACACAATTACAAACAGAGGAAGAAGTACATCTTTCACTTACAGGTTTGTGGTTCAGAATGAATGATAAGATTCAGAGATTA